GTTCCCGATAGACTTTCCTATTTGCGATCCTATCATTGGGTCGCTTGCGAAAGACCCGATAAGGCCGCCAAGCGCAAGGCCAATAGACGAGCCCACCCCGGAAGTTTCGCCGCCCACCTGCCCAATCATGTCAGAGAAAACATCTCTTGCCTCTGCGAGATTCTTTGAATCGAATTCCTTTCCGAGCACTTTGGTTTTCAGCGTTTGACTCTCCTGGTCAAAGCTGGTCGTTGAGATTGAATCAATGACAGAAGATATCGACTCCTGCAGCGAGGCAAACATAGAATCTGCGTCCGCTGAAAGACTAGAGAAGGGTATGGAGGATAGAGACTTGTTTACTTTGTCGAACCCGATCTTCCCGAGAGACGTGGCTTCTATTATGGAATCTTCTATATCTGATATGTTTCCGCCCCCGCCAAGTGTTTTAAGGAATTCCGTTTCGCCTCTTATGTCCGCCCATGATTTTAGCTCTTGGCCCTCTTCCTTCAACGTGGTCATGCGGAGAAGATGGTTCTTATTTATTACGTCCGCCTCTATTTTGGATTGGGCGAATGAGGCTCTTTGTACCTCCTGGTAATTGGCCAAAGCCTGACTGTACTCACTCTGGCTCACTCCGCCCTCAGTCTGGATCTTCTCAGCCCTCATCCGGACAAGTTGCTTGGCCAGGGCGTTCTCATCAAAGCTCAAATAAGTCTCTTGAAGCTTGTCAGATGGGATGTCTCCCCGGACAGCCGCAGTGTTGTCAGACACGGCAGACGCAAGGGTTTTCATTTCTAGCCCAAGACCACCAATGTTATTAGAAAGCTCAGAGAAGCCAAGGTTGTTCATTGTCGCAACCATAAGCTCTGACGCTGACGACTGAAGGCCAAGCGCCTCGTTTAATTCTAAAAGTTTTATTTCGTGCCGTCTTAATGCTTCAGCGTTATCCATGGCACCCTTTACCATAAGGTCGATGCTCTTCTTTTGCTCGTCAACGCCGTGAAACAACCGCATGGTTTCCGGGGATCGGGACTCTAAAACAGCTATCTCAAGCTGTATTTCATCCCTTTTTTCGGACAAGGCTGCCAGTGAATCTTGATAGGACTTTTCATGCTTATCTACGGAAGAAGATGCAGACTCAATCTTTTTCTTGAAGTCTTCTTGGGCTATCGCCATCGCGTAAACAACGTCTGTCAGGTCACCAAATGCAATCTGAACTCCGCCGACACTTTTCGAAAATTCATTAAGCCTGTCTATGTGCGGAGCCATTCCCTCTGCTATTTGGTTTACCTGGTCATGGGCAGCACTGCTGAACCTGACACTGCCGTCCGCAGCCTTCACGAAAGAGGATGCCAACCTCATAGCCTCCATGCCCACCAGGCCAACGGCTTTTCTGAATTTACCAATCTCCTCTGAACTTCGCCCTGAAAGCTTACCCCCGCCAGGCTCTTTAGCTATGCGGTCAAGCCTCTTTCCCGCATCAGCAATAAATTTATCAATAAAGGCACCAGCCTGAATTGATGGTTTCATGGACGGCTTAAAGGCAGATATAAGTTTGGCAGACAAAGACCTTATTTTTCCGCCAATCCAGTCGAAAAAAGAATCCCAGAGCTTGCCAATTTTATCAACCCGGTCTTCCTGCTTTGCAGACGCCTCCGTTGCCTTAACAAGCAGTTTGCCTATGCTTTTGTCCCCTTCGTTGATCATATCGTTGATTTTTTGAAGAGTTTTCTTGAGGCGCTCCATCTCAAGCTCTTTAAGGGGGTCTAGGAATGCCTGAAGGACAGGAGAAACTTCTCTTGCCTTTTCCACTATGGCTTCAGTCCGACCTTCCGTTTCAACGGTGACCTTAACTTTTGCGGCGATTTCCTCAATGTTCGATACATCCACCTTTATTTCACCACGCAATTGCTCTAGCTGGTTAACGAAATTGTCAAGGTCTTCTTCGGCCTTCGCAATCTGTTTCGGTGTGAGGTCAACCCGGCTAAGGAGCTTTGACGTCGTCGCTATATTTCCTACTATTTCGTTCAGCCTATCCTCATAAACATCCATTTGAGCGGGGTTTAATGCTTCTTCAAAAAGGCCACCGCTATCTTTTCCTATCGAATCAAAAAGTTCTTTGTAAAATTTCTTAAAGTCACTCACCTTGTCAAACGACGTTGTCTCTGCGCCAATTTGTACCGTCAGAGCCTTCTGGAAAAGACCTGAGCTTGCAGTGCCAAGAGCCGCCATGTCATCCATCATCGCATCAAGGCGCAAGTCGGCAGACGAGAGCCTCATCGCAGCATCCGCTCCCTTGAAAATTTCTTGGTTGAGTTCCATTCTGTCTATTTCGTTAGACAGGCCGACAAAGGCTTTCATCTGTTTTATTATGCCCATAAACCCAAACGATGCCGTATCCAGGGCGTAGCCAAGGTCAATCGCCGCCATCCCCTGCCTACCAAGTGCCGCATTGAATAATTCTGCACCCAGGAGGGCAGTTCCTACCACCAGACCGAACCCCGCGACTGCAAAAGCGGCCCCTCCTGCGGCTGTGGCCATTGATCCGAAAGTGATGCCAAGGGTGGAGCCGACATATCCGTAAAGTGCAAATGCTGCAATGGAACCAGTAGCAACAACTGCAAGCGAGGCAAATGCAGCGCCTACAGCAAGGACCACCAACGCCGCCTGCCCATAATTCGCTATAAATCTTATAAGAGTACCATCTCCCGCAGAAAAGGAATTCACTACGTCCTTAACCCTATCGACAAGGTCATTCAATTTTGGCAGCAGAAGGTCGCCAATGGCAATGGCAAGGCTTTCTACATTGCTTTTTAGTATCTTGAGTTTTCCGGTTGTCGTCTCGTGCTGGATATTCTGGAGGAAGGTTGTGATGTCGTCAAACTGAGCCTGTTTTGTCGCTACGGACAAGTCGATAAAGGCATCGGTGCCCTGCTTAACCAGTGCGGCCATGCCTGGACCGGACCTCTCACCAAACACCTCCATAAGGTCCGCGACGTATTGGGTTGTCTTCCCAGTCTCCGCATACTTTTTCTTCATTTTCTCAAGAATCGCGATAACTCGAAGCATCCCAGATGCTTGACCCTTCTGCCTTTCCCTAAGCACTTCCGTTGTGAGCCCTAAGCGCCCCATCGCCTTGGCTGACTGTTTGGTGGGTTTCACAAGGGCAGAAAAAGCTCGCTTAAGTGAAGTACCGGCAAGAGTGCCCTGTATGCCCACGTTGCCCAAGAGGCCGATGGATACAGCAACGTCTTTAAAGCTTACGTCAGCGGCGCTGGCAACCGCGCCCACAATCTTAAATGCTTCACCAAGCTGGAGCACATTCACATTGGAATTAGTGAATACGCCAACAAGGATATTGTTCACATCGGTCAACTGCCTACCAAGCTCTTGTGCGACCGCAGCCTGGTCCACCATGCCAGCAGTGGTCCGTGTCAGCTCCGACCTCACATTAACCGCAGTAATGCCAAAGGTGGACATAATGTTTGTTAAAACATTGCCGCTTTCAGCCATTGTTATATTGGCCGCAGTGGCCAGCTTCCCGACCTCGCCAATGGTTGCAATCACTTCGGCAGCATTGAAACCGGCCATTGCCATAAATTCCATGGCCCCTGTGACTTCCTTGGCGGTATGGATGGTAGTGTTCGCTGTCTTAATAGCCTCTTTGCGCATAGACTTAAATGCGCCTCCAAAGGCGAGCGAACTACCGGAAGCAACAGCAGCAGCCTTTGACATCCCAAGCTCAAAGTCTGCCGATATCTTAACGATGACGGAGGCTGTCGCCGCAAGCGCACCAAAGGCTGCCACGGCACCAATGGATATTTTCCTGAAAGACTCCGACAGGCCGGTCATGTGGCACCTAAGCGACCCCAATCGCTTCTCTAGCGTTTTTGCGCTAGACGCCATCGACTTTGTTCCCTTGCTGAACTCCTTTGACGACTTCTTGGTTGCGGCTGAGGTTTTCTGAAGACCAGCCACAAGCTTGGTAATCTTGTCAACAGCCTTAGTGAGGTCTGTTACGGCTTTTTGGACATCAGCGTTTAGCTTTACAGTTACTTCTCTTGCCACAGTCATAACTACTCACCTTCCCCGAAACCGCTAAAGTCAACCTCTTCATCATATTGTATCGCCTCTGGCTCCCGCATACCAAGGATTACGAACGGGTCGGCGTCACTGCCAGCACTTCTGACCTCTGCATCCTCCACCCTACGTCGCATCATAGCCTTAAAGTCTCCGATGGACCCCGGCGACATTGATACGCGTTGGTTCTCATAGTCTGAAGCAACACCCTTCTCTTTAGGGAGAAGGTCTTTTGGTTTAATGCTCTTCTTGGACCAGCAATTCATGATATTGGCACACGCCCACGCAAGCATCTCCATTTGCCGCTTTTGCTGCACCTGATGTCCCTTAAACATAACACTAAGTTCGCGCAAGGTAACACCCGTCCCAATATCATCAGGTCTGCCCCAGAATGATTCTGGGGTCATACCTATTTCAACAGCAGAACTCAGGAGTTCTTGGAAGTCGAAACGCTTTTGCTCGCCTTTTTTGGCGGGACGAAAGGGTCCGGCTCTTTTTCTTCACCGTCTTCCTCTTCGTCATCCCCGTCTTCTTGTGCGCCGGGGATACCCAAGGCAACTGCTTCCATAACTGTTGACATAAGCTCACCAAGGTCTTCACAATCGTCAATCCAACGACCAACCTTGGCCAGTGTAAGCCGCGCTTCCTTGCCCTTTTTACCGGCATATTCATGCGCAACGCCCACTAGAATCGCCTCACGCAGAGTGCGAATGCCGAGCTGAGACTCTGAAAGGATATTCGTAATCGAAGACCCAAGCCTTTCCTCCAGCATCGCAATCTCGTGAGTACGGAAGCGAAGGGTATGCATCCGTCCGCCCATGCGCACTTCAACCATACCCCTCGTTTTGTTTTTTAAACCTACAACACTTCCCATCGTTTCCTCCTGTTAGAAGCCCCCCTTTGGGGCTGTTTGTTTAATGTGCATATTACGCAGTAAGCGTAACAATGTCTGTGCCGCTTAGGCGAAGTGTTACATCGAATGTAGTCACATCGTCAAGCGGGCTACCTGGAGAGAAGCTTGTCGAAAACGCCTTGCCATAAAAAGCATTTGCGCCGACTGTGCCCTGACCCAACGGTGTGCCACGATTCGCCACGGATATATTCGACGGATCTGCATCCATAACAAACGCTTCGCCGTCAGGAACATACCAGAAATGGAACAAAAAACTGTTCAAAGCACAAACCAAGACACCCATCGATTCTTCATCTTCTTCATCATATCGAAACGATACGTCCAATGTTTCATCGTGAAAGTTTGGTATGTATGTCCTAGCTGTACCATGTGTTGGGCTGGCTCCACTGGTGTTATGCACCGTTGTTTCCAGCTCATCGACGTTACCGTTCATGGTAGCGTCAACAAGCGCCCCCGTGGCCGTACCGGGGTTTGCGGTAAGGCCATCGTTCTCAAGCTGGTCTAGCGCAAATGGCTCCGTGTCATTTGTTGCGCTCCCGGACAAGGAAGTGACCGGAAAGCCACCCTCACACGCAACCCACAATTCTCCTAAACGTCCTGCTATTCCTGACATTTTTTCCTCCTACAGTGTATTAATTAAAGTTCCGCTGAGTCTCAGCGTCACGTCAAAAGTGCCAACGTCATCCAGCGGACTTCCCGGAGAAAAGCTCGTCGAAAACGCCTGGCCACGAAACTGGTTTGCGCCAGTGGTTGCAGCATCATATGCCTCACCGTCAGGGCGATACCAAAAGTTAAAAAGCCAACTGTTCATTGCACACAACAAAATGGCCATGGATACACGATCCTCTTCGTTATACCGAAAAGTTACATCCTGGGTTTCATCGTGAAAGTTGGGGATATAGGTTCTGGCTGTGCCATGCGTGGGAGAAGCTCCGCTAGTATTGTGAACAGTGGTCTCCAATTCGTCTACGTTGCCGTTCATGGTTGAGTCAACCAGTGCCCCCGTTGCGTACCCGGTCGCCGGGATAATCGCCGCCGGAAAAGACGTAACGCTCCCCGATGGCGGAACATACGGGTTAGGGTCTACATCAATATCCGTGTTAAACTCCGCCCAAAATTCTCCTAATCTACCTGCTATTGCTGCCATTTCTTACTCCTGCTGGGGAAATATCCCCTATGTCACTAAGGACAAATCCCCCCAAAAGGTTCACAAAAAAGGGTGGCAACCGTTAGGTCACAGCAATCACAAGGGGGGGAATGATTGCCCGCAAATGCGCACCCCATAAAAAGTTTATTGTCCTTCATGTTACCTCCACGGTTTTTGCGCCAAGGTTTGTCAATGTTGACTCCCAAAGCTGATAGGTAATGCCACTTACCGTGGCCGTGGAGGTCATAGAAAACGTACTTGCATCGCCTACTATATTGAACGCAACTGCCCCTTCTGTAGAGAAATCGACAGGGAATGCGTAATACATGGATTCGCCAACGCCGGACGTTAAAGTCATCGTCCTATATCTAAATGGAGCATATTCGTTGGTGGCAAGAGCCTCAATAAAGGCTGCACCAGTGCTGGCGGCAGGCCCGATGCCCCAGTATACAACTCTTTCCTGCAGCGCATATGTCAAGTCAACGCTGACGACCCAGTTGTGGTGCCCATCCTCGTCCATGCCCAAATACATCGGTGTCCCAGTAACAACCTTTGAGTCAATATACCCCTCAGGCGTCTTTCTATCGAGCAGATTGAATATCGCGTTAGCTAAAATCTGGCCGCCTGGGAAATCAAAAGGATTTGATCTCACATGAACCTCAACCGTAGGGTAGACAATCTGCTTTCGGTACTGCCCGCCAACCATAAACGTAACAGGATTGAATCCACCACTTTGCAGGCAAAACGTAGCCTGATGCGGGATACCTGGACCTTCGCTTGGGTTTATGTACGGCCTGACTGGACCGGCAAACAAATTTGCCCCAGTTGAAAATTGAGGTAGCGTCGAGCTAATATGGTTAACCATGTCTATATCTGGCTGGATAAACATTATTTGCCACCCTTAACCATTCTGTAGGACCTGGATGGTTTTTGCTTTGCGTCGCTGGAATACTTCCTGCTCGACTTCTTGCTGTGCCATACGCTACCGGAATGCGGGGAAGAAGCGCTACCAAGGATATCCTTCAGCCCGGCAACGCGAACCTTATCATCGATAGCCTTCTGGATAGCCAAGCTAAGGCTTGCCTCAGACCCTCTGGTGGCAATCGCCACGGACGCTGCTCGCTGCAGATAAAGGGCGACTTTTCCATGATTGAACTTTACCCCGGTGGCTTCGTGGACTTTGACCGCATAGTTTACCTCGTCTTTTCCCTCGTTTGTTTTGACTGACGGGAGTATCCCTCCGTATGACACTGTGGTTGTGTAATCATTCGCCTTGTTTGGGGGTCGCAGTATACCTGTGCTTCTAAGAGCGCCGGTATCGATAGGAACAAGCTCCTGGCTTCTTCTTAGTACATATTTACCAAGGTGGTTGTAGATTACATATGCGGTTGCCGCTGGAGCCCGCTTCGCAAGTTCCTTAATGTCAAGGACAAGCTTGTTCCAGTCGTTTCCTATACGCAAACTTATGTCAAGACTACCTTTTGCCATGATATACCTAGAAGAAAGTAAGATAAAACGTATAAGAAGCTGAAGGGGTTTCAGCGGAAGACAATGCGATTGGGGTGAGCGCTTCATTCGGATCAGATGTATCTCTGCCCGGAAGCCATACCCGGTCAAACTCTCCTATTGGGGTGTTTGTACACACCTGGGTTTTGCTTACACGCTCATCACCCTTGCGATCACGTATAAGCTCCATCTTTGTTTCAACCCTGGATTTCAAGACGACAGAGGTGGTTGAATATGTTGGCTGACCATACGTGTTCCGGCCCGTTAAAGCCTGAACCGTTATACTCTGAGTTAATAGACCAGCTAGAGACATTTATGCCCCCGGTATGCGCCGATGTGGCACGAGCATCTGGGTCACTTGGGTGGAAAATGGAGAAGCAGGATACATCTTATGCAATGTTGCCTCGCCCATTCCTGTTCTTTCATATGTAATGCTGTATGACATAAGCTTTTCGCTTTTGATGTTTCTATCTTTTCCGCGCATTCTGTACTCGGAAGCAACAGCAATAGTGCAAGCCCTTTGGATGTCAGCGGGCAGTGTCGGTGACGCAGAGGATGGCATATCGTAGCCAGCGTCATATGTAACTTTAATGGATGGCCACTCTTGGCCAGTAACGGGATCTCCAGCGATAGACCCAGGAGGGCATGGAACCGTCCATGGCCAGCCAGCGGGATAATAAAGTATCCCTGCATCCGGGTTTTGTATCTGAAGGTTTGTTAAATCGAAATCATAATAGACAGATGGAACAGATGACTGAAGCATCTCGACGCTTGTCACGGAAAGGACAGGCGTCCTGCTCACAACCAGTTTGTAAAGACCATGCCCAGGGACCATTTCTTCAAACGCAGTCACTCTTTCGAGCTTGCGCTGCAAAAATGTCTCGACCTGAGCGGACACGGTATTGATCAAGCTTTCAATGTACCTATCGTTAGATACATCTGTGCTCGCAACACCAAGCTCAAGCTTGACATCTTGTAATGTGGTCAGGGCGTTTGCACTCAAAGCCATCAGCTATCCTTTTTGAATATACGAGCGCGTTTCTTTTTCTTGGCCGCTTTCTTTTTGGGCCGCTTTTCTTCTGCTGCTGGGGAAGGTGGAGATGGCTCGGAGTCAACCGGCTCACTTGATGGTGCTTCCTTTGTCACGGGGGAGGCAGTGACCGCAGTAGTGACATATCGAGCAACGCCCGTTCTCACATATTTGTCTGCAATCGGACTGGTAAAACCAGCCTTGTCGCCCTCGTTGTAAGGTGAACAACATCGAATAAACTGAATTGATACTTTCGCCATCTCCAAACCCCTTTGCCTATACAGGCTTTCTTACGTTACCGGTGCTGATTGCTGCACAGTGATAATCCACCGTGTCAGCGCCGCCGCTAACCGTCCACAAAGCTTGAACACGAACATGTCGTCTCAAACGATGAAGAGGAACAGTGAACGAGAAACTACCAGCCTGTGTTGCGTTATCGAGAGAGATAACGGGGTTGGCGGGCAAGCCGTCAGCTCCGTCAGCAGCTCCCATAAACACGTCAGCAGCTACGTCAGCGAAAGCACCGGGAGCCCCAGTGCCGTCATCGGCAGCATCCTGAAGCGTAATGGCCAGGGTTGCAGTTTCAGCTACAGCAATCGTTCCAGCGGCATCACATTGGATGATAGCTGAACCAAGTTGCTGGTCGCCAGCGGGAATGGTGTCAACAGAGGCACCATCTGCTTCGGGGTCGCCAGTGGCGAACCTTGCTTGTTGCAGCAGGTTCGATACGACATAAGCCCCTGCGTCATGAATATTTGATACTCCAGACATATTTTTCTCCTTAAAGGCTTAAGCCCGTGTTAGATGCCCCAATCGACGTCAGTGATGACTGCGATTTCGTTTCCTCGTTGACGTGCGCCAAAATCGTGCCGTGCGATTGCTCGGATCACAGTTTGGTCAGTGCTGATACCGGATACAACTCCAGCACCATCATTGAACGCACCACCCTCGTAAACGCTGACTTGCAGGCTGCTGCTTTCAGCGATAACCAGGCTACCAAAACTAGCGAAGTAAACTTCAGTTTGGTTTCCAGGGCCACCAAGGTTGGTCGGGATTTGAGTGGTGGTTTCGTAGCGAAAACCGAGCAAGTTGCCGCGAAGCATCTCATCCCGATAAACGAACTGACCATTCACATCACGGATACGCATAAGACCAGACTTCGTTCGAGGAGTCAGGATCCAACCCGCAGTGTCGAGAGGAATGTTGTTGTTTTCAAGTAACAGCATTGCGTTAAAAAGATCGTTAGTGATCTCATCAAGCGTTGCAGCTCCAGGGCCACCAGCAGCAGTACGTGCAAAGACGTTAGCAGCAGGAGCCCAGTTACGCATACCCTTTGGAGTATTGCCAGCACCCGTGTCACGGATAAAAGCGATATCTTCGCGGAGAGACATGGTGCGAACCATGTCATTGCGTACCAATGAATCAACGCTGAAGGAAGAATCCGAAAGGAGGTCATTGGAAATCGGAACCAAGTTAACAAGCTTCTTGGCAGACAAGGTGAGCTGACCATATGAGGGCTGGCTCGGCGGAATGTTTTGAAGCTCTCCAATGTAGTTGGCAGTGCTGGCGGTATCTTGGAAAGGCATCGTCAATGAACCACGGTTCATAGGGATGCTTTGTGCTCCAAGGGAACGCACAACAGTCTTAGCGCGAAGAAGAGGGATCAACTCGTTCATGAACTCTTCAGGAACAAGGGCACCACCAGCGGCGAAGACACTTTCGTTTAAGCTCTTTGCCATGTAGTTGTCGCCCCAGCCTTTTGCGATTTTAGCCGCACGTTCTGGGTCGCCTTTACCGGCAGCCAAAAGACGAAGGTACCGAGCAGCCATCACACCTTTTTCATGGGTGCGAGTATGGACAGCGGCGGACTCTTCTTTGCCGACGAAAGCATTTGCATACTTACGCTCGGATCGCTCTTTGTTATTTTTAGCGAGGGTTTCTACTTCCTCTTTGAGGGACTTGAGCTGCGCGACAACATCAGTGTTGTCAACAGCCTCATCCACAATCGATTGCACATCATCTTTAGTCTCGATGCTCATCGGTCTACTCCTCTGCTGATCTCACCGACTAGGCTCTTCAGCTCTTGGGTTAAAGACAAGACTCTTCGCTCAAATGTAGCCTGCGCTAATCTTCGCAAATCGTCATCGTTTGTTTCTACCTCATCTTGCGAATCGGCTTCTTTTGCCTGACTTTCATCAAGCGTAAGTTCTTTTTCTTCAGTCTCTACTTTGGCTTCTTCTTCGCCAGCGGAAGACGCCATTTCTTCAGCGTCTGCGGACTTTTCTTCTGCCTCTATCTCATGGGACTCTTCCACTACGTCTTCCTCGTGGGTGAAATGCTCATGTGCATCTTCCGTAAAAGACTTCACCTGTTCTTCAACCTTCTCCGAGAAACTCTCTTCAACCCTAAACATGTCGAGTTGAATGGATGAATCCTTATTCAAAATGAAAACCTTGGATGAAGCGTTCTTCCTGACTTCCTCAAGCAAGTGCCGGGGGAGGATTAATGAACCCTCGCCGTCAAGGATCTTTTCTGCCCATGTCACCATCGGAGCCAAGTCAATCCCTGCGCTACGTGCCTGGACCAAGCCTTCAGGGTTGCTTGGCACGGGAACCGCAGACCACTCCAAAAGCTTCTGGGACTTAAAGTCAACGGGGGAGAAACCCTCCCGCTCTCTATTGATTTCGTATTCAACTGGCAAGAAACCTACTGACGCCCCATGAAGAAAACCATTTTTATAAAGACGTCCAACCATATTCCCAAAAGGATAAAGGTCTCTAGAGGGGAACTCCGCAACAGACATAAGGTGGACTGCGTCTTCTCCCACGTTCTTTGAAACGGTTTCAGCAAGATAAGTAGCGTTAGCTTTTGCCACGGGGGGAGCCGAGGAGTCATGCGCCCATAAGACGACGGGGTTCTTCTTGTATTCAGATAGATCCCAGCCGCTTTGCTCAATGGTGTCGCCATCACGGTCTATGTGGTCCGTGGAGATAGTAAAGAAAAGCTTAAGGCCAGACTCTTCCTGAACACCATCGTCCTCGCCATCCACAGACACTTCCATGAACTTTCTTACGCCATCATGGGATTCCATTTCATCAGCGTAATCCCCCTCGCTATACTTATCATCTGAACTAAATTTCTTGGATGAAATATCAAACCATTTCATTTTCTTCCTCCAGTGGGACATCGCCACCCTGCTCAACTTCTTCTTGAAGCAAATCGTCTTCCTCTTGCTCTTCGGGGTCGCTTGTTATGTCTTCGGTTATACTTCCATTAAGCGGCACCCAGTAAGCCTCGCCTTCATCACCAGAAAGGGGCGCATGGTCTGCCATCGCTCTTATTTCATTTATGCTAAATGCAAACGGAAAAGATTTCGCAACACTTAAGTTGTGCTCTTTGTCGTCGGGAACCGGATTGATATACTCAATGGTAAACCCATCGCCAAACATTGGCGCAAGATACTTCTGCATCTCAGTGCGCCAGAACTCAAGCCTTGGAACAATCACCCAGCGCGTAAAAAGATAATCCGCACTCTCAATGGTGGCGCGGTTACTGTTTTCTAGGATGCCGAGGATTTCGGGAGGAACACCAAACGTGTTCACAATAATGTCCCGCTCGAACTCTCTGAACTGGACAAGTTGTTGGTCTGCAAATGTTTGACTGAGCTGTGTCACCTGAAGTTCGCCCGAATGCCAATGGGAACCGTATGCGCGTTTAAACCCACGGTTATTATTTTCCCAGGCTTGCTTCGCACCCTTTAGCTGGTCTTCGGATGCGCCCTTAACACCAACGAGAAGGTCGGGTGTTGCTCGATTATAAAACCAGGACTTGACATGTTTGGCTGCATACTCATCAGCATCAAGCTCATCACCAAGGGCCTCGCCAATACCAGTCCCGCGACCGTATGGGTTAGACGGGTCTGCCATTTTCATCCAAAGCATGTCGTCATCTTCAACAATCATATTTAAGCTTTGGTGCTGCACCACATAATATGGCTTATCGCCTCGCGGGATATCTTTGACCCAAGTCGGGGGAATCGACCAAAGTTCAAATGGTCTCCCGTTCTCATCGCGCTCAATAAGCAAAAACGCCTCACCAATAAGCTCAAGATGCGTTTGCGATAAAATGCGAAGCTGCCTGCCGGTCATGCAGGGGTTTCCATTTTCGATAAGATTGGAAAAAGGCGTATTTAGCGCCAGTGGGGTCGCATGACTAAGGTGGTCCTTCAGTATCTTCTGCCGAGTGCTAGGGTCTGAAGTTATGTTAAGCTGCCTTAAAACACTGGACTCTGATGTATCAACCACCACCCATTTAACAGATGCTGTGGCGTTTGATATTCGGTCAACGACACTTCGCAGCCAAGGCAAAGTCTTATAAGCATTTAAAAGCTCCGGCGTTCCGCGTCTTGGCGCATTGGTATTCTGAAGTGCCGATGATATCAGCCCATAGGCGGGGTTTGAGCTTGATGGAAGCATTTTGATCTCCGAATCTGCTTCAGATCCAGAGCCCCCAAACCAGTTTTTCCACATGTCAAGAAATCCTGCCATAAATTCAACCTATCTGTGAAAAATCCCAAATACAAGTAAACAATTATACTATGCTAAACAAAGAAGAAGTCGAGCCTTCTCTGCATAGACATGGCCATTACTACTGCGTCAGCCTCGTCAGGAGACTTAACGCCCCGTTTTTTCATATCTTCTTTCGACTCTATCTGGATTAAGCCCCTCGAATTAATCTTCCATTTAATGGATGAAAGCTGGGCTATTAGTTTCTGGTTATTTGGTATAAAAATTGGGTTATCGGAATCTGGATCTAAAAGTTCCCTGAGCGTGAAATACCATTCTGCGCGTCGGTTAAGGTACCTTTCGTTGTTTTCAGCCCTCATGCCGCCCCTCATTTCCACGGTTATGGAGCCGAGCTGCTCGTTTAGGCGGTCAAAAACACCTGCACCGAGGCCGTCTGCGTCAACCCTGATTTCCGTTATCCGCTCAAACCCGCCTCTTTCCTCAAAAGATTTAAGCACATGTCCAACAGTCTCCATTGTGTCGCATTTGGGAACAGTGATCATTTCTTTAACACCATTCTCGTCCGCAAAGGCAAAAACGGTGGTGTCGGCACCGAATCGGGCCACATCGACCGACATAACCATGGGGCCAATGCTTTTTTTCGACTGTTTCTGGAACCTTGATGCGGCTTCTTCTGCCCAGGAAAGCGGTATGACCGTGGCGTCTGAGGTATCTGGAAAGTTTCCAAGGACACGGGACTGCCACATTGGGGTGTTTTCCATCCATTCCTTTTTTCGGTCCTCCACCCACTCTCTTGTGCAAAGACCCGGTATCACGGTCTTGCCCTGCTTCACGTTGGGTACGTCATATGCACTGATATGGAATGTTTTTGCCGAGTTTTCCTTGTTAAACATGTCGTAAAACGGCCCGGATGTTTCGGTGGGGTTGCCGATGCAGAGCAACCGGTCATTTTCGCCAACAATCACACCCTGAACCGCATCCCATATGTCTGGCGCAACACCTGGGGCTTCATCGAACACTGCCAGGACGCCTCCTGGGGAATGCCAGCCCTGAAAGCTGGTGGGGTCATCGGTGGAGAACCCAATACAGAGCCAATCGTCATCAATGGTCAGCTTGGGCGCTTTCGGCAGCATTTCGCCACCTATTTTCATGCCCATCGCCTCAAACCTGGACTTTGCATTCTTAAATGACTTGCGTATCTCTTTCCAGAGAAGTTCATTGACCTGTCTGCCGGTTGGTGCGGTAGTAACCACCGTGGAATAGGGTCTAGTTAGCACCCACCACAGTGCGATTTGCGCAGCCATAAAGGTTTTACCGCTACCGTGGCAGCTCCGAATGCCCACAACCCGGTTATCCACCAGCGCATTGGCTATATCTCTCTGTTTGCCCCAAAGCTCTACCCCAAAAAAGTGCTGTATGAACCGCACTGGGTCTTTTTGGGCGTTAAGCACGTCTTCTTTTGTAATGTCACTCATTCATTCCCCTTTGCTTTTCTGATTCTGGCTCTTGCAATCTTGGCGTATTCTGTTGATTTCTCCATCCCAATGCTGCGTATGCCTTCCCTTTGAGCTGCAATGCAAGTGGTTCCAGAGCCCAAAAAGGTATCCAGTACAACCCCATTCTTTGGGGTTACCAGGCGCACCAGCCATCGCATCAGATTGATGGGCTTTACGGTTGGGTGGTAGTTTTTAACGTGTTCAGCCGTTCTGCCTGCACCAGCTCGCGGGTTTTTCAATCCCTTGCTGTCCTTTTTTCTGCCGGTTGCCTCATGCCCGGTGGTGCCTTTTAGGTCTTCGCAGCCTTCTTCCTTTTCGCTGCGGGCTGGCTTTGGACAGTGGTAGATATTTGCCGGCCATCGGTCCTGAGATTCACCCGTGCGCGGCCCAGGCCATGCGGGGTCTGATTCGACTATCCTGCAACCGTCAATATTCAATCCGCCCGTCCCCCACTTGGTGACATTTTGTGCGACCGTGCCTTCAAGCGGTTTGCGGGCAAGCATGGCAGGCTCTTGTGATGGCTTAAGCGCTGTGCCCCAGCCGACC